CATATTAACCAATCTAATGGCATTGAGTGGAATGCACACCAAGGGATGTCATGTTTATCACACCACTTGGCGTACGTAGTTTTTGAGTGTTTAGATATTTTATTGTAGGGTGCTTGAAACACCATCCTAAGATCGATGTCTGGATTGTCCTTCTTAACAGCTGCTATCTTACGTCTATCTGCTGCATCCCAGTATCCCTTTGTTTCAAGGTACACGTGATTTGGCAAGATAAAATCAGGGTGATAATTATGCTGAATGGTATAAGGAACCTTACAAGATTCGTATTCATAAGTAACTCCGAGGTTAGTTAACAGGTTTGCTACCTGCTCTTCTAACCCCGATCTAAATTTAGAAGTCTTCTTCTTCTTCTGACGATTCATTATTTACTGGTGGTTCAGTGGCTTTAAATCCTTTAGTCTTACCGAAAAGATTTGCTACTTCATCTTCACCCAGCTCTCCAGTATCGACACCAGCCCCATCAGATTTAACTGACACAACTTGTACGCCAACCAGCTTAAGAGAGCTGCCATAGGTAACCCCATCCCGTAGAATATAAGGTTTTTGGAAGAAACCCAATTTAACAGTAGATCCTGCATATAACGGTGTTTTCTTATCGGTTAATGGTGATCCTTCTGTATCAACTACAGGAGGTCTCTTATCCTCACCCCAAGAGAATTTAATTTTATATTTACCATCCGATACTTCTTCCCATGGTGTAGGTTTTAGGGTAGCTCTCTTCGGATTCTTGAGCTTAGACTCGGCCCATCTTAAGACCTCTGTCCTCTCATTTTCTAGCTTATCAGCGAGATCTTCACTGACCACAGCCGAGAGTGAATAGCCAAACTTCCCAGGTTCTAGGATAGCTTGAAATCCCTCAAGTGTAACTTCGTCCGTAACGTGTACGTTCTTTGGCATTTTAACAAAAAAAGTAAGTTGAATTAATAACCGACTCAGGCTTAAGGTCGCCTATGATCGGTGGTTCTGTCTCTGCTCCTATCTGTTGAGCAAAGTCGTTTAGATAATCATGCTCTGCAAAGAGATGCATGTATGTCTCCCTTATTATAGCCGATAGCTCGTCCATGTCAACCGATTGTGTGAGAACGCTGTCATGAATTAGTGCAATTGGCTTATCAAATTTATCTATACTGAGATGTAACAGTGAAGCATCCAGTGAATGAATAAGATTAGGTGCAGTAGCAGCTCTATGTCTATTAATATCTACTTCTATACTATCATCTGTTGCTACATCAATCTGGCAACGACCAAGTAATTGTAGATTAAATACTTCTACTTTCTTTTTCATACAACGCTGGTTTACTACAAATCCAGACGGTGTAATCCAACCTAATTCAGTATTAATAGGTGCTAATCTTTTTTTATCTGGCTCTTCTTTAGTAGGACAAGGAATCCATCCATGTTCTCCTCGTTTAATAGCCTTACTAACTTCATCTTCAATCCATTTCATTACTTGTAGACAACCAGGGACAACCTTTTGCATAGCGTCCCTGACAGCCTGTACGGTAACTGTTAGATCTTCCTTGTCGATCTCAATTCCTTTTTCCAATAGAGCATCACGAATATATGATCTATTGCTGTAAGGTTTAGCATTGTAGGGTATTGTCATGACGGTCCTTTTGACCACCTTCCTATCCATTACTTCTCGTATGTGCATAGGACAATTAGGTTTGGCAATATCCGCTACAACCTTATATGCGTCTTGTGGTCTATCAGAAGGCAACACATTGACGAGTTGTGCTGTCTTTTTATCACGAGCTAGTCCAGCAAGGATCTGAAGACCACTACATGTAGCATCTGTAGCTACGAATAGACCTGTTGTGAGGCGCGATTGTGAACAAACACATGCATAATATTCCTCACATGCAGCAAGAAATTGCCACGGTTCATCCGCACCTTCCCAGTCACCTATATTATCTATTGGATCTATAGCTACTCTGGTAATCAACGGAATGTTCTCATTCGTCCACGACAACCTCTCGGTCATTGTTGCTTTATCTAAACCATATGTAGTTGCAACCTGAAAAGCTAACCATTTTTTACCTGACTCAGTTATGTATGATTCATCAGCACTTCTAATAAGTGACTTACCGAAATCAGTATCTTGTGGTGTGAGAAATGCGGGTATAGGATAAGCCCTACCTCTGTAATCAAAAGACCAAGGTATATAAAACCTCTCATATTTACTAAATCTCTCGACTGCTTCCATGGTCATTCTAGTTCGGCAGCTCTTTCTGAACTCTGCAGCTTGTTTATTCATTACTTCAGCAGCAGCTCTACGATAGCCTTGTCTAGCCTCTTTATTAGTTGCTATATCTACTGGTTTAGGTGGTAGATCGTAATGAACTATAGGTAGAAACTTACCAACTGTGACTCCCTTGATTTGCAGCGTCCTTGCGACAGTGATTGTGAAGTCATTTAATGTATATGCAACCTTCTGAATCTTATTTAAAAAGGCCAGTGGTGTTTCTCCCTGTATAGGGCAGTCATTGGTTTTTCTAACTAAATCGTGACCATGCATTACCTCATTTAGCATATATCCACCAGCAGTTTCATTAGACCAATCTTTAGGTGGTATTAACATAGGCCAAGCTAAAGGTGCAAATAACTCTGCATTAGTCATTACTTGATCTTTGATGTCCATAAACTCAGGGGTAGGGACAACAAATATGCTAGTCTTACGACCTTGACGTATCCTTTGCTTCATAAACCATTGACTCGATTGCATTATACAGTCTAGTAACCATGCACCAAGTTTAATTCGTACATTAGTATTCCACGTTGTCCATTGTTTAACCTCATAACGATTCATCAATGTCCTTATTACAACAAGTTTTTGCTGTGTACCTATGGATTTATGCCAATAGTTTTTCTTCAATGTATTTAACAATCCAGGTGCATGAGTTTCATAATGTCTCATCTGACATTCATCTTCAATTGCACGTCCGATTGATTCACATACATTAGTAATTAAGTTACATCCATCCTTATATCCAAATACTTTATCAAATGTAATCTTACATGCTATTACAGCAGCAGATTCTTCATCAATATCTTTTAAGTATTTGTGTATATCTTTAAATGCAGCACCATTCTTTCTTTCGTGTATCCTTGAATTAGTCTCTTTTATCCTAGATACCAATCTTGGAAGTAAAGAGTGTATAGAAGATACGCCATAAATAGTAGCTGAACCATAGTTTTGATTTTCTAATTTAAGTGTTTGATCTTGTAATCTTTTGAGTCCTTGCCTTTTAGCTTCACGTTCAAGTTCAACTTGCTCGTCTATCTGCTGAGTGGTAGGCTTCATGATCATGTAAGTCGTCGTTTACTTGCTTAATTAATAATTGTCTTATCTCATGATAATGTGGATGATCCTTTGGGATAGCATTGATAGCTGTTTCAAAGTAATCATATATGGATTCTTTATCCGAATAGTTCATCAATTTCCTCATCTGTTAAATCGTCCCATGCGTCCAGAAAATCATCTGGATTATCTGGGAGTTGTGTGTACTTATCACCTTTTCTATTAGGTCTAAGTACTTGTACTGAATTACCATCAACTATAGTAAATATAGTATTCATGTTTTTATCAGCAGTTTTAGAGTCTAAGTATTTCTGTGCAGCGGCTGATTGTGAATACACCTTCTCAGATATATCACCATATTCATTCTCTTCTCGTATTACACAAGCAATAGAAGATGGTAATGCCCAACCCATAACCTTCCAATTAAAGAAGTCCTTGTATGATATAGGAAGAAAGAATTCATCAGGTGATTCTTTATATGCCTTCCAGTTATTTGGAAAGTACTTAGGTCTTTTATTAGATGGTCTTTTTTTAGGCATGTTATTCCTCTATTAATTGTACATCCTTGAGTGTAGTTCCTTCTATTCTAGCATGAGCTAGACCTAACCAAGCAGCTTCTTCATCATTTGCAGCATTTAATACAATACTACCTTGCTTTTCATAGTGACAAACATAACGATTCATTTAAGTTTCCTGATTAATTGTTTTGTTTTCTTCCGTGCTTGACGGATTGCTTGTGGCTTTTTTCGTCCTTTGTCTTTTCGCCGGACGTCCGCGTCTTTGTGTTTTAGTTGTAGTGGACTGTTCATAAACTTGTCTTAACTCCTCTTCTAATAGTTTATAGTCTGGAGTTAATTCAGAGCCCATACTTCCGTAATGGCTTAACCATGATAGCACTGCATTATATAGCAGCCATTCTTTAGATTTAGAACTCATGAAATGTACTCTCCAATACGTTTAGCCTGTCCTTGTGCTTAGAAATAATATCTAATTGTTCTTGGATAGTCTCAATAATGTTAGGATGATCTCCTACACCTACTGGATTCTCTAAGAAAGTATAAACATTACACTCAGCTTTTTGTATATTAGCATGGCAATCTTGCATTAATGCTGTTACCATCCTTTGATTTAATGGGATGTCATTAAATTTACTCATTAGTACCTCTCTGGTATGTCTTTGTAATCATCTTTGATTTCATCAAATGAAATAGAGACAATTGGGAATGCGTCCTTGAGCTTGTGTGTAAATGCCCAGACCATATCCTTTACGTCCATGGGCGAGCGAACCACGAT